GGCAACCGTTGTCGTGCCAACCGTTATAGCCGCCGCTGCAGCGGAAGCAAGCGTAATAGACGATACGGTTTTAAAATCGAGATTTGTATAGAATGCCGTAGCATTCGTGCCTGAAATCACTTCCGTCTGAGGCATACCGCTGGCATTTGTGCCAACAATTGTAAACGTATTGGCCGATTCATTGCCTGACGGGGTAAAAAGAACACGCCGAGGCGTATCAAGGGTAGCTACACCACCTGATGCCAGCGTTCCGTTAATCGAAAACGTAGCTGTAGGAGACTGGGCTGTGCAAATGTTGTTTGCAACTGCTGTGGCCAAGGGACCAACTGTAACTGTTACGGGACGCATTTTTATTTACCCTTTTTCCTGGCCGCAGCGGCGTTGTCGACTAAGTTTGGGTATGGCCTACCAGCCGCCCTAGCTCTAGCTTTAGCACTTTGTTCTTGTTTATGCGACAAGTGCTTTGTGTGATGTCCCTTGGGAAGCTCTTTGTCCCAGAAAGGTTTTTCAGTCATTAACAGCCCCATTTACGAAGAGACTTGTTGATCCGGCTATCAGGATCAGCGGCTTTTGCCGAACCAGTCATTTTGCGTTTCATGCCAGTCATTCTAGCACAAAAATTATCGTGACGTGGGTTTTCTTTATCTTTTGTCGGAGCTTTTAAATGATGACCCTCGGCTCGAGCAGACGCTCTACCACGTTCATTAAGCCCGCCAGACGGGGATTTACCTTCGGATCTTGTCCATGCAGCAGTCATAAAAGGCTCCAAAAGGGAGGAGGGGGGCACTAGGCCCCCCAGCTTTTTAGTGCTCTTCAGGCTCGTAAGAGTGGTGAGCCTTTGGCTCCATACCCTTATGTGCAGAAGAAAGTGGGTTCATGTCAGCCGCACGGCCACCCGACTTGCGTGGCTTACGGTCAGCGCGGTGATGAGCAACATGACCCATTGCGTGACCAACGTGATGCTTGGCTTTGCCGCCATGCTTGCGCTGTTTGGCTTCCTTGGCCACGTTCGAGTCTTTACCTTCGTAAACGTCGGTAGGTGCCTCGTCGTGATCCCAATGACCTTCCATTGGCGACTCAACCTTACCACCCTTCTTGTGCTCTGCACGAGGGTGCTTGTGATGTACACCAGCATGCATAACGCCGTGGTGATGTCCTTTGTGACCCTTCATGGTTCACTCCTTAGAAGTTGTAGTACTGGGTTAAGCCGAACAAGCCAGTCGCTGACTGAACATTGTAGGCCTGCGGGATCTGGCGGAACACATACTTGTTCGTGCCAGTGGCTGGCGTAAGATTGACACCTGACGCATTCGCAAGGTCAATCGTGCCACGGACATCGCCCGTTGTAGCGGACGGTGTAGTACGATCAGCAGGCAAGAACCCGTTCGCAGCAAATGCTGTGTTGGCACCCATGGTGGTTTGAGAAGCACCAGAGTTAACAGCAACTTCTGCAGCAGTATCTGAACGGATTGGAAGACCAACGATCGCGGTTGTACCAACGGAGTAAGCATGGGTCGTATCAGCCGTACCGCCCGAAAGCACTACAGACTTGATATACTTGAATGCTTTCTTACCGTTGACTGCGTTACCTGCCGAAATCGTAATGTTTTCCGACATTGGATATCCGTAGACATCGTAGCCGTTAACAGTTGCGGTTGCGTAGGTAGCGCTTGCGGCTGCAGTAACACTTACAGCACGGCCAACCATGGCCATTGGGTTCCACAACCAGACCGAAGGAGACTGGATGTTTGTCGGAATAGCGCAAGATTGCACGTTTGGATAAGCCAAAGTGACTGTACCAGACGAGAAAGTTACGTTCTGACTGAGCTGATAAGTACCAGTTTGTCCGTTACCAACCGATGATGAAGTTCCTGTCGTCGTAATCTGCGAACCGATATAAACGCCAGAAGATGCACCAAGAGTTCCACCCGATACCGTCGTAGACGATGAAAGGAGAACCATTCCCGGACCGATTGGCATGCCGCTGTTTGCCGTAACCGTTAGAATACCGTTCGAAGCCGAAGCGGTAACCGAAGCATAGGCATCCAAGGCAAGAACCGTATCCGTAGCGCCCGTATCCGACCGCGTAAACGTGGAAGAATAATAGACACCAGTGGTCGCGGAGTTAGTTGAAACAAGCGAAAGAGTTGCGCTCGTTGGGTTTGCCGAAGCAACAATAGCTGCTGCAGCGTTTGTATATGGGACGCCAGTGAACGAAACAATGTCACTGAAGCCATACCATCCGAAATCCTGTGCCGCCTGCGACTCACCAGGGAGATAGGTGAATGGAAGACGCGGATCCAAGATGCCGCCCCCCGCATAAAATAGCGAGGAGCCTAGATCGGGGTTGTAGTCCGAAGGTTGTGATGGGTTTTGCCCAAAAACAATCAGTGGACCGGAGAATGCGGTATCAGCCATAGTGCCTTCTCCTTACGAGGTTGGGAACGAGCCGTAGATCGCGCGCCAGTTGTAGTAACCAAACGAGTAACGCTCATAACCCTTAACAAGCAGGTTGTCAGTGACAAAATCGACTTGCATATCGGTTTCGAACTTAATGCGTTCCATATATGCGAGACCGTCGATGTTTGTGAGCAAGAACCATGCATACGAAGAGGTCAAGAAGTCGTTGACCATGTAGCCTTCTGGCAAGCCGCCGGCCGTGGTCATGATTGCGTTGACATCATTATCTGCAGTGCCTGGACGCAATTCAGTTTTGAGAAGACGGATCGCAACTGGCTCCAACTGTGGAGGAATGATGAGCTTGCGGCCACGGGCGAAGACCTTTAGGTTTGCCTGATCGCGGAAGTTCGTACGGATTGCAATCATTGCATTCAATAACGTGGCTTCGTTGAGGTCAACCTGTGTCGTAGGCGTGTTAGCAACCGTATTGCCGTCGATTGGATGCGAAGTGGAGCAAAGTGCTACACCGTCACCACCAACTGCAGCGTTATAGGTCTGTGCCGTATTCAAGAGGTTTGCACCGTAGATTTCCTTGGTCTGCTGGAAAGATTCAATCAGGCCGAGGTTCGAAGGTGTAAACTGGGTCTTGTAGAGGTTGTCGTCGATAGCTTTACGGGTGATTGCGTAGCCGAGTGCAATTTCCGTGTGCTCTTGGTTGTAAACGAAACGCTCACCTGCGCCCGAGTCAAAGGAGGTCTGGCCACCTTCGGTTTTGAGCTGTGCGAGGCCGAGGTAACGCATTTCAGCGGTACGTTCGAGAGCCATTTTCGAATCGTGCTTCGTGAAGATCTTGTCGTACTGCGACGGGATCTGCTCATACTTGCCTTCAACGCCACGGAGGCCGGGGAGGAGAAGGTCTTTGATCTGACTAAGATTAACAGCCATTTTACCTTACTCCTTAGCTGATGCCAGTGTTTGCAGCGTTCGAACGCCAGACTTCGTTATTGAAGCCAACGATCAAGTTGCAGTACTGAGAGGTTTGATCGCCACCGTTGCCGAACGAAACGGCATAATCGACGATAATGAAAGGCGAGGTATTGAGCGTAGCGGTAGCGTTGACATAAGCCGTCGAACGGCCCGTAGCATTGTTACCACCGGTGCTGTTGCCCGATGTCGCGCCAGTCGTGGAGTAAGCGAACGTGACAAGCTGACCCTGAACGCCAGAAGTCTGCGATGTAGCCGTACCCGTGACAGGGAAGCCCGAACCCGACGTCTGAACGACGAAGCGAGCTGCTGGATCATCAATGACATAGGCAATAACGTCGCCAGTTGCGTCCGAACCAGGCCAATAAGAAGACCAGACGGTGCGCTTCTGCGAAGTCGAGAAGTATTGGCAACCAACAAAAATACCTGCGAGCTGAACCGTGCCACCTGCAGTTGCCTGCGTGATGTAGCCGTTTGCAGTCGAAGTTACTGGCTGTACTGGGTCGCCGGTGAAGATTGGGGTCGTATTGCTAGAAGCAATGCGACGAGTGGATTGTGCGAACGTCGGAGCGCCGCCTGCACCACCCTGAAACTGTAGAAAGCCGTAGGGCGCAAACGTATTGGCCATGACGGGTTCTCCTTTCAGAGAGTTCCATCATCGCACAGACGGGCGACTATGAACGGGTTAAAATTTAATCTTCCGCAGATGGGGAAGAGATTGGCATTATTGCAGATTTCTTTAGAAAAGAAAAGAGGGCCCGTAGGCCCCCTGATCAATCCGGAATTTGCATGGGCTCATAGCCCTTTTTGATCTTTGGAGCGATATGAGCATCCTCGCGGCTAATAAGACCGCCTTTGCTATTCGGATCCAACTGACCTTCTTTAATTTTTACCTGTTGACGAGCATTGATAAGGTCTCTGTTGCGCCGCTCTTCGGTAATTTCCATTGGGCGTTCGCAAAGGATCATGCCTTCACGTTCGATTGAGCCAACGTACCCTTTGGGCATCATTTCAGGATGGCGCTTTGCCTCAACC